CTGCCCCTTCTGGGGTCATGATGTACGCAAAATCAACGTTTGGGTCAATCTTGGATAATCCCATCGTAGTTCTCCTTCTTCCTTCCCGCTACCGGAGCCTTCCAGCGCGGACTATCTGCGAGCTTTTGCACGTAGGCGAGCGGGTCACCGTCCAAATCGCGGATTGCCGCCTCACAAATCGCCGACATGAGCCCCGGGATGCCGCCCGGGAACGATTGCATCAACTTGAAGATTCGACCGTACTCGGAGCGCTTAAGCTTCTTGCCGGTCATCGCCTGATAGAAGTCGCCCATGCGGCCCTGCTTGTTTGGCGCCGACTCAATCTCCTTGCGCCACCAAACGAGATCGTTCACTCGCCGTAAATCTTCGTCAGCGACGACTGGCGGATGGATGGCAGCACCGTAAGCATCCCAGATGCTGTTGCTGGTAGCGGTTGAGGATGAGCTTCCCACTTGTCACACAACTTCCTGAACTCACACGTCGCATGCACGAACGCGGTTGGGTTTGGATAGATTGCACCCTTCTCCTTCGCATCCAACATCGCTCGGACCGTGATATACAGGCGGTCGATATCGTCTTGCGTTCGGGTGGTAGTGCGGCGCTCCACGTTTGGACCCTTCGAGTGCTTGCTAACGATGTTAAACGTCACCTTCGGGTCGTGGTCGTAGTTCTGGCGCACAACAGACACATAGGCAGTCGCCTGAATGTCGCCATGCTCTCGGCCCTCTTCCCACTTTCGTGTAGCGGTCTTATGTTCGACAACGTCGTTGGTATTAGTCACCATGTCCAACACAGACTTCAGCTTGATTGGAAGCTTTCCCAACCGGCTGTGTGCAATGTCGGCCATAAAGGTGCGCTCTACTGCCTTAGCAGTCCAATCGTCGCCTTCAAAGATCGCGGCCTTCAACATCTCTTCGCCCAGGGCGCTCTGGCTAATTGGGTCCTTGTCAGACTCGTTAGTCCAGTTAACCTTTTCTGACTCGTCTGCAAACGCAGCACGGTAGAGCTTGATTGGCATGGTAAGGTCGCCGGTCTTCTTGCCGCCGTTGAGCGGCTCATACCAGTTAGCGAGACCTGCGTGCACCGCAGTTCCGAGCGCGAAGAACGAGCTCGTCTTTTCGGTCCAGAGGCCATTCTCGTAGCGGTACCACCACCGAAGAGGGCAGGCCTGGAATTCGCGGATCTCGCTGATGCTGACGTGTTCGCGCATTAGGCGCCGAGCTCGGCCTTGCGCGCAGTGTAGTACTGGCCAAGCCAGCGCTTCTTGTCGGCGTCAAGGTTTGATGCGGCGATCTGCTGGGCGACAGCGGTAAGGTCGGCACCGGTTACGGAGCCGTTGATGGCATCGCGCCAATCAATCAGTGCTGGGTCATCGCCAAAGGCATCTTGCGCTGCAAGAAGGATCTTTGCGTCGTCTGACTTCTGCTTGTCCTGCGCTACGGGCGAGGGCTTAGCAGCGCCAGCCTTAGAACGGATCTCGTCGCCCGACGCTACCTTCTTGGACGGAAGGCCGGCCATGACAAGTGCGCGGCCAACTGCCGACGTTTCGGTGTTCTCAAGCTCTGAGCCACGGGTGTAGGGCGTGCTGCCCGGGATTGCCATAGATGCGTGGCCCGTTCCGGCTGGCTTCTCATCGGCAACTTCGCCGCGATATGCCCACGCCTTGACGACAACGTTCTTGTCGCTCAGGGAAACGATTTCCGTTTCGATCCGGGCATTTGGGTACGCTTCGTACCAAGCGCGGAGACGCTCCGCTACATCGATGTAATCCTCTGCAAACTTCTTCTTCGGTGCATTGTCGTATACCATTCCTAACCTCACTTCTCCGAGCTAAAAAGCTCGGCTTCACTAAGACCAAGATACTCCGACAGTCGTCGTCGCATCTCCGCCGTCATCGGCGCATGTCCATACTGGACCTGGTTTAGATAACCATAGGATACACCAAGATGCATGGCGACCCATCGTCGCTTCACCCCGGACTCCTTAATCAACTGCCACACCTTGGCATTCTTCTGGCGCTGCTCTACTCGCAGCTCCTTGTGCTCTGCCCCGCTCTGCTTACTCATTGGTCTCCAATTCTCCGTCGAATGAATACGTTGTTCCGTGATCAATCCAATAATCAACTGCCATCTGAATTCCGTCAGCAACCTGCCACCAGCGCTCTGGCTCCATTGCTGCGCAGCTGCCATTTCGCAGTTCCGCTGATACCGACTGGTACACCCATGGTGCCATAGCGTTGCGGTCCTGAAGGCCATTAATCGACTGGGCCATCACGGGGATCGCAGCAGCAACAGCGTCTACGCCAATGCGCATATCGTCGATATTCCAATTAACCTGCTCTGTCATAGCCCCTCCTGCTCTGCCACTTCCGTATTATCTGAAATTTCTGCCGCACTGTCAAGTGGCCCGCCACCGCTGCGGAGGATTCGCTCCATACAGGCCCTGTGTACCACCGTTCCGGCGGCAAACGATTGCATCTCCCCCAGGGGCATCAGGTTGCCGCGCTTGACGCGAATGTCGTGCTTATTGGGGCAATTCTCGTACGAGCACCCAAGGTCATCTGGGTACTGCATGTTTGGATTTCTCATCAAGGTACTCCCTTAGTACTGGTCGCCACTTCTTGGTCGACTCGGTCTTTACCCTGTGGTGATACCCACAAAGCAAGACAAGGTTCTCCATGGTGCTTGGGCCTCGCTTCCCAAGTCCGGCATTGTCAACGTGATCCAGCTCCCAGATGATTCCTTCGCCGGGACCAAACTGGCTGCCACAAGCTCCGCCCATGCCAATTTTCGCCCCCACACAAGTGTGGTCGCGCTTCATGACTGCGTAACGGAGTTCCGGGGTTACCGGGTCTTTATGAGGCATACCAGAAGCGTATCATATCAGAGTTCTCCGTGCAAGCGCATGTTTTCTGCGATCCGTAGCCCAATCCATTCGGCAACCTGGCTGACCACGCCGTTGCCGCAGGCGTCGGCTCTTGTTGACTCGTTGGCCCGGTCCAGCAGGGGGTGCTCAATAGAGGCGCCGCCAGTGAGAAGGTGCTGTCCGAAGACGCCCGATGAGGCAAATGCTGTCAGGGTGCTGAACCGGCCATCCTCTGTCCATGCCTCAAAGAATCCGGACTTCTGGTTTCGCTCGTTCTTGCGGAACATCCGGATAGGGCCGTCCTCTGAGTTAGGTGTTGTTACGAGCTGGTGGTTTTGACGTGCAGACGTCGGAATCCTGGGACTAGCGTGTGCCCGTCCGGCCACCCCATCAGGCGCTCCATCTCTACTGTAGTCAATCTTCGCAAAGTCAAGCGCTGCTGGTCGATAGTGTCCAGAATCATCTGGTGGAGGTCCGGCGTAAAACCTATTTTCGTGCCACTGGCTGACGTTGTGACCGAACGCCCAAGGTAATTCGTTGCTTCCTCTGGTGTCAAGAAGAACCTCGCCGGCACGACTGGTTCCACGATGTCCGAGAAGGAAAACTCGACGGCGCGGCTGGGGCACTGGGCGCCTTCCCCCATGCAGTTGACAGCTTCCGAAGCTCGATGCATCCACAGTTCGCCACGCCACGCCATACCCGAGCTCATCCATTTCCTGGACGAGCCGGCCCATGTCTCTTCCGCCGTTTGAGGTGAGGAGTCCGGGGACGTTTTCAAGGAGGACCCATTCTGGCGAGAACGCTTCGACAAGGTTGAGGAAGCTGAAGGCAAGGACTGATCGCTCACCGCTAAACCCCTTTCGCTTTCCTGCGCTACTCAAATCTTGGCAAGGAAACCCTGCTGACCAAAGCGTAGCAGATTGCCATGGCTCGCCGGTTTTATCCGTGCTAATAGTTGTGATATCTCCGAAATTTGGGATGTTCGGCCATTGACGCGCAAGAATAGCCGATTGGTACGGTGCATTTTCACAGAAGGCAACAGTGTGCCAACCGGCGGACTCAAGCCCTAGGTCAATGCCGCCAACCCCACTAAACGTGGAGAAGTGGCTAAGCTTTCTTGCCGCGCTTTCCCTTTGGCTTTTTGTTAGGGGTCTCATCATCAGCAATAGTATCAGACGCAGGTTGCTTTGACTTCGGCTGATTGCGAATTACACGACAAGGGATGCAAAAGCACGGCTGCTGATGGTATAGCTTCTCAGCCATTATCGCTTTTCGCGGGATTCAACCTGCCGCATGATCTTGTTGGACCATGACTGGCCAGGGTCCCCGCCCCAGAGAGCCCATGCAATCCTGCCGGCAGATGGATAGCCAGTCTGGCCAGGGTTAAACCCTTCGCCCTGCTTATCTACCTCATGTCGGGCCAGGAACGCACGCATCTTTCGGACGCGAGCGATTGTCATCTTATTGCCAATGAGCATGCGGGCAGTAGTCTGGCCTGGGCCAATCCCGCCACGACCAAACTCTTCTCGCCACTTCAAGCCACGCTTGGCCTCTGCCTGAACCGACGAAGGGACATTGAGGTTAATTCCCGAATAGTCAGCAGCTGCGTACTTGCTTGAGACTTCTTCTGGGGCGTGTACGTTCTGAACGCCAGCAGCCTTATAAGCGCTGCGAGCCTCAGCATCGTTTTCGATAGCCTCCGTGACGTTGCCACTCTCTTCAAGGATCTTAGAAATCTTGTACTTCTTAAACTGAAGGCCAGCTCCAGCTGGGAAGTCTGAGAGATACAACGCATCGTGTGGCACATCGTTTTCTTCCAGCCACTCTTGGGTTTCCTCAAGACGCTTGGCTGATCGTGCGCTAAGGATGAAGATGCGATGGGTATCAGACTTCTCCTGCAAATACGCAACAACAGATTCATTTGGCTCATTGCTTCCGTCGCTAGTTGTCAAGGTTCCGTCAATGTCACACACGATAATTGGATTGTGCTCTGCTTTTGCAGTCTGGGACTGCGGAGCATTTGGAGGCGTGTTGTCTGGGGTCACGTCCGAGCCTTGTGGCGGGGTTGGCACGCCTTGCGGCTGGTTGGCGCTCGGCGGAGTGCCTCCGTCCGGAGCAGGCTGTCCTCCGGAGACAAGGTTGTTTAGGTACTTCATGTAAAGATCCATTGGCATATAGCCCTGCGGGGTTGGAATCCAGATTTGTTCGCCCTGTTCGCCAACGCCGTCTTGACCGCGCTCACGAAGCGCGTCGTTGAGGCGAAGCCACGGGAGGCCGGCGAGTGCCGACTTGTAGTATGCGGACATTTCGCCCTGGCTCTGTCGCCCCATGTCGGTGTA